GTCTTGGACTGAAAACCGGAGGACTTCCGGGGATGGCCTGTGAATCGAACCGCGTTAGCGGTCGGAAACAGGAAAAGCGGGCCGTGAGGCACCGAAGCTCGGCCCTTTAGGGCCGAGAGTAGTCACGCCGTAAAAATTGGAATGTCTAATGACCCGCAAAAGCGCCTAACTCAGATTAATCACGCATCGGGACAACGAAGAATAAGGCCGATATCGCCCTCGTCGGCGCGCTAGGCGCGATGGCAAATTAACGGAATAATGTCAAGCTAAAAGGATCACAAACCATGTTTTTCGACATCAAAAACAGATGGTCAGGTCAAGTTCAGTTCTCGGCTGAAATCGACTGCGACATTAACGCCGAGACTGGAATTAAGGTTGGGCTAGCGGTTAAGTTGGCTGTCAAGACAGGTGCCAGCCTCGTCGGTGCCAACCTCGTCGGTGCCAATCTCGCCCGTGCCAGCCTCGCCCGTGCCAACCTCGACGGTGCCAACCTCGTCGGTGCCAACCTCGACGGTGCCAACCTCGTCGGTGCCAACCTCGTCGGGGCCAACCTCGTCGGTGCCAACCTCGCCCGTGCCAGCCTCGACGGTGCCAACCTCGCCCGTGCCAGCCTCGACGGTGCCAACCTCGACAACGACGAAAAGCTGATTGGGGAAAACCCCATTTGGATGGCAGGGCCAATGGGTTCGAGAAACGCATATCTGGCGGTACATCGGACAGACCAGGGATTGCGAGTTCGGGCCGGTTGCTTCTTTGGGGCTGCCGGTGGGTTTTTAGAGGCCGTTGCGCGAACCCACGGGGACAATCGACATGCGGTCAATTACCGTGCTGCGATTGATGCCGCTCGGGTTATTTTGGGAAGCGCCGAGGCTGGCGCAGACTGAGGGGATGAAGAATGAGTGATCTGGAAAAGGCAAAGGCCGTGGTCGCTAAAATTCAGCAACGGGCGTCCGACACGCTGCACCCACTATCACGAGAGATGAAGATCATGAAGTGGGCACCTGAGTATCAGATCATCATGTGGAAGGCCGTTGCTGAAGAAGCTATGCGCCGCGCCGTCATATCATCGAAATCCCCCAAATGAGCGGGCCGGAGCTTGAGCCGTGCGCTATTGGGATAAGGCTGGATGGGTGAATGAGCAATCTATCGGGTGAAAAACCCCGGCTTTCCTAAACTGTTAACCGGAGGCAAAAATCATGCCAGATGAATTTCCTATCGGCACGGAATACATTACGCGCGGAAAACACCCGCGAAAATGCCGCGTTATCGACATTTGGAAAACCTACAATTCCTCCGGCGAGATTGTCCATACGCGGTATGTCTCGGAGCATGAGTTCTGCGGCCAAATGGTGCAGGAACGCGACGTCGTGCGGACCACGATCGAGATAGGACTGGTGACGCCATGACTCAGCAACTCCCTTATCCGCGCCATCAGAGATGGTAAATAACGTATTGACTACATGACGCGAGCTTTGTAGATTGTTGGTGACCGATGGAAGCTCGGGACGAGCGCCAGAATGATAATCTGGAGGATGGCAGATATGCCGAGGTTAAACTCCTCCCATCGGTAGCAAATTCCCCGAAAGGGGTTAGGATTCGGTGTGCAACATTGCGCGAATGGTAATCAGGTTGTGGAGAATCGGGCTGGGTTGAGGTTGGTGGTTCAAATCCATCCGCCCCCACCATTTCCGAGTGTCGAAAGGCATGAAGTAAAACGAGGCGTCGAGACCACGCCTATCCACAACACGGCGGGACAATCCCGCCACACCGAGACAGTTAGGCGGCGGCACGGAAGGACGTGCGAGGCACTAGGATGACGTCAGTGGAGAAGCTTGAAGTATCCATGGGATCATCCAGCTTGTGCCAAGCCATGCCCGCCTAATTTCTCCCAAGCGTTACTAGCCATAGCGCGGGAGATGATGGTAATGGCTAGTGCTGCTGCGTTGCTCCGGGCGCAGATTAAGATAGCATTTGCTGAGTATCGGCGGATGTACCGGAGCGATTTTAGGATGAAGACTGAAGTGACTATGCCGCGTTTTTCAGATGTTAGGCCGGGTTCCGCCGAATGCCGAGCGCAACGAAACCCCGCCGATGAAGACCAAATACGCCTAATGGCAAAGGCCATCCATCGTGACCGTGGCCTAGTCCTTCTCGATCTTGCCAAAATCCCCAACGACATTGACCGCGCATTTGTCGAACGCATTGCAATCGAACAAGGCGTTTAGAATAGTCGTCATTGCGACAATCCAAAAATAAGTTTAAAGTCCCCATTGCCGTGTCTGGCAAATCTGGTGGGGGTTCTATGCTGGCGCTACAACAGAAGGTGGTTTCCGCACGTCGGGCCAGGGAAATCTATTTCACCGAGAGAATGGAGCCAGCCGATTGGCAGGCCCGCAACTATCCAGAAATTGGCCGCGTTCGCAAGGTTAACTCACGGCTATTGGAATCACTTTCCCCTGATCAGCTAACGGCCTGGGACCAGATCGCAGAAGCTTGGATGCATATCCACATTGGTCGGTCAGTCGGGATTGCGCAGTATGAGGATTACGTCCCGAGCGGCCAGGGCGGCGAGGGCATTACCGACCGCGTGATCCGGCTTTACCGAAACTATGAAGCATGGCGCAATATGTGCGAGGCCATGGACTTCGACGCGGCGGCGGCTATCGACATCCTTTGCAGAGGCTATAGCCTGCGCTCTGTCGCCAAACAGAGAATGCGGGACACTCACTGGCCGATGGAAAATCTCAAGAATTGCTTAGACCTGTATTTTTGTCGTTGACAGCCAACCGCATTTATGGTTTAAATTAACTAGGATGTGAGGTTTATGACTGCGCCGGGAGATTCCCCCTTCCAGGCGCTCGGGGCGCAGAGGTTTCATCCCTCCGCTTAATCGGCTAACGAGGCCAGCCCTGACACATTCCCAGAATAGCCAGAATGTGGGTTTTTCTCTCGCTGGCAGAGCCCGCGCCTTTCTCAGAAGTGAGAAGCGCGGGCCAACGATACCTAACCCGTCTGTGGCAAATGACCATGGGCGATAGCTCGGCAGCCCGAGGGATGTTGAGCGACTAATTAGATGCCCTTACAGGTGGGAACAGCTGCCCCACGCACCAGCCGGCAACGGCGGGTAATTAAGAGCCGCAAGGCTCCCAAGAGATCGCGCTTTGCAACGCGGTAAGCTTCGAACAATGTAGTTCAGTTGGTAGAACTGCGCTCCCTCATGGCTAAGGGCCAAAACGCCGGGAACAAAGCGTAAGCCGATGGTTCGAGTCCATCCGTTGTTCGTTTAGGGTGCTCCGCCTATCGCCCGGTAGGACTTGCAAGGAAACGCCGGGATGAAGCGGTTTGCATGGGCTCATGCTCATGCTTGGGTGTCAGCCTAACAAGCGGCCTCTCAATTCAGACAACCCATGGGCCGCGCCCATCGGGTAAGGGGCGGCACCCGGAAGGGACCGTAATCGGAATTTAAGCCGCCCCTCCAAATTCGCCGCCCTAGCTCAACGGCAGAGCAATAGTGGCAATCTGGCTCATGATGCGGATTGGTTCAGGGTGAAGGCCAACTCATGAGCTTCGGCCAAAGCCAGATGGCTGGCTGACTTCGCCGTTTTTCCGTCGTGGCATCCTTCCCATGTCCTAACTACGCGCTTCACCCCCTTGGCCCTATCGGAAATCATGGATACATGAGTAACTCCGTCGGCTACCTCAAGTACCGCGATCCGAACATATTTTCCTTTGCACGACGATGGCATTTTGGCGGCGGATTTCTGTACGATGTAGGCCATAATCTTTACTCCGGTTTGTGAGGGCTATTCCCTCTTGATGTACCCATTATAGGCGTTTTTCCGATGGCGTCAACGGAAAATTAGCGTAACGCCTATAAAATAATTTAGCCCATGGCCTCCGCGATGCGCGCCATCGGGCAATGCGGCCTAAATGGCCGCACCTCCAAATTCAGCCGGGTTAGCTCAGTCGGCTTAGAGCGCCGGTTTTGTAAACCGGATGTCGCGGGTTCAATCCCTGCACCCGGCACCAAGTCGCCGAAGGGAATTTCTCGGCTGGCCTCTGTGAAGGGCCGGAGCACACCAAGCGGCCATGCGCGCCGGTCCCTTTCGGCAAGCTCATAACCCGGTAATGGCCGCGACTTCGCCGGATCATCGCTGCCGAACTGGAATGAGCCAGGGACGCGGCGACCGGCGATATGGGGCAGAGGATTTCGGGAAATGGCGAAGTCAAAGGATATTGATCCTAAACCGCGAGGTCGGCCAAGCACATATAATCATGATATTGCCATTGAAATTCTCGGTCTCATTGAGAGCGGAGACGGCCTTAACAAAATTTGCAAAGATGAGCGGTTCCCCCCGGAAAGTACTGTACGCCGTTGGGTGACGGATGACGTGAATGGATTTGCTGCGAAATATGCGCGTGCGCGAGACATTCGTGCAGATGTATTAGCAGAGCAAGTGATTGATATTGCCGATACCGAGCTTGATCCTGCCATTGCTAAAGTCCGCATTGACGCCCGCAAATGGTATGCAGGGAAGGTGGCCGCTAGATATAGCGACAAGCTCACAACCGTAGTGACTGGCCCGAATGGTGGCCCCGTCCAGCATCTTGATGTGAGCACGATGAGCGATGACGACTTGCGAAAACTCGCCGCCCTCGACGGGTCCGAGCCTCTCTGACCTTGCCAAGGCGGAGCATGCGAAAAGAGAGCAGGCGCGTAGATCGTTCTGGTCTTTCCGCCGCTATTTGCATCGCAATAGAAAGACCAAGTGGGGATGGTGGCAGCGAGAAGTCGCTGGCATTCTTCAGTCATTCTGGGAGGAGTTGCAGTCTGGGTCTCGTCCAAAGTGCGTGATCCAAGCTCCTCCGCAACATGGCAAGAGCGTTCAAGTCGTTGAGTTCTTGGCCTGGATTGCCGGTAAAGACCCTGATAAGCGCGTAATTTACGCCAGCTTTTCGGAGCGACTAGGCGTCCGTGCAAATCTTATGCTTCAGCGCATCTATGATAGCGTTGAGTACAAGAATATATTTCCTGAAACGTCCATCAACACGTCCAACACAGTCACCATCTCCAGCCAGTATCTGCGCAACCGCGAGATTTTGGAGTATGTCGGCCATGTGGGATACTTTCGTAACACCACCGTTCGAGGGTCCGTCACTGGCGAAAGCCTGGACATCGGCATCATTGATGACCCTATCAAGGGGCGCGAGGCTGCCGGTAGCCTGACGATCAGGGACGGTACATGGGAATGGCTAACTGACGACTTCTTCACCCGATTTTCGGAAGAAGCTGGGCTGCTATGCATCCTCACGCGGTGGCATGTGGATGACCCAATCGGGAGACTGATTGCCAATGTCCCCGGCGTTAAGGTGCATTCTTACCCAGCCATCGCTGTGCAAGATGATGGAAATCGCAAGTCTGGTGACGCCCTTTTCCCAGAGCACAAGAGCGTTGATTTCCTGAACGAGCGTAAGTCCGCTATGGCGTCTCATTCTTGGGAGGCTCTGTATCAACAGAACCCCACAGTAATCGGCGGCGAAATCATCAAGGGCGCAAACTTCGGACGGTATTCAATTCTTCCCCCCATCAAGTTTAGGAAGATTTTCGCTGATACTGCCCAGAAGACCAAAGAGCGCAACGATTACAGCGTTTTTGAGTGCTGGGGAATGGGCCTTGATGGGCGCATTTATCTGATAGATATGATCCGGGGGAAATGGGAAGCCCCAGAGCTAAAACGCCGCGCTGTCGATTTCTGGCAAAAGCACATTGCAGATAAGTCAAGTCCGTTGCGCCAAATGGCTGTTGAAGACAAGGCCAGCGGAACAGGCTTGATCCAGGAGATCAAGCGAGACGGCAAAATCCCCATTCGCGCCATCCAGCGAGCAGTTGATAAGCTAACCCGCGTGATGGACATCGTCGGATACATTGAGAGCGGATATGTCTTCCTTCCCGAGCAATCTCCGTGGGTGTCTGACTTCATCGCAGAATGCGAAGGCTTCACCGCCGATGGAACGCACGCTCACGACGATCAGATTGACCCCCTCTGCGATGCAATCGACGACATGATCGGCACTAGCCGCTCTGGAATGACCATCTCCCCCGAAGCCCTGAAAGCCATTACCCGCCAATGACCCGCCGCGCCGCCTCACGTCCTGCCGTGTCCGCTCCGGTGCGAACATCCATGCGCATTCGGCAGACGGCGGTTGATGACTGCAAGAGCGGCGCGGCGATGGGCGTGGACGCCTGGAAAGTGGCGCGGCCTATGCCCGGCGTCGTTCCTGACGGCAAGGGTATGGCGATGGATGTCGCCATTGAGGAAAGCTATAGCTGGGCACAATCAAGCGCCCTGTTTAGCGAGGGCTTGGGCTTCCTAGGCTATCCCTATCTGGCCGAACTGACCCAGCGTTCCGAATATCGCCGCCCGTCTGAAATCCTGGCCCGCGAAATGACCCGCAAGTGGGTCAAGCTCAAGGCTACAGGCGACGAAGACAAGACTGACAGAATTCTTGAACTCGACGCCGAAATGAAGCGCCTTGACGTTCAGGGCGTCTTCCGTCGCGCATTGGAGCTTGACGGCTTTTTTGGTCGCGCTCACATGTTTCTGGACATGGGCAGCGCAGAGCCTGAAGAGGTCAAGACGCCGCTAGTACTCAGCCCAGCCAAGATCGGCGTCGGCGCTTTGAAGGGCATCCGCGTTATTGAGCCGATGTGGACCTATCCCAACGCCTATAATTCGACCGATCCTCTCGTTCCCGACTTCTACAAGCCCCAAGACTGGTTTGTCATGGGTAAGATTGTCCACAAGTCGCGCATCCTGACCATCGTAGGTCGTGAAGTCCCCGACCTTCTGAAGCCCGCTTATAGCTTCGGTGGGCTGTCGCTGTCGCAGATGATCAAGCCATACGTCGATAACTGGCTTCGCACCCGCCAGAGCGTCTCAGACGGTATCAGCAATTTCAGCATTATGATGTTGCTGACTGACCTTTCCGGCCTGCTAAACGGCGGAGGGTCGAACGAAATCCTAAGCCGTGCCGCCATTTTCAACTCCATCCGCGATAACAACGGCGTGATGATCGGCGACAAGGAGAAGGAAGACCTGAAGAATGTGTCTATGCCGTTGAGCGGCCTGGACCATCTCCAGGCGCAGAGCCAGGAACATATGGCCGCGCCCGCTGGTATCCCCCTGGTCAAGATGTTTGGCATTACCCCAAGCGGCTTGAATGCGACCTCGGAAGGTGAGCTTGAGTGCTTCAACACCGAAGTCGAAGCCGCACAGGAAGCCATCTGTACCAAGCCTCTGGACTACATTCTCAAGGTCATCCAGCTTTCCCTGTGGGGCGAGATTGACGACAGCATAGGCTTTGCTTGGGAGCCTCTCGGCAATCTCGACGCCGCCCAACTGGCGACGGCCCGCAAGACTGATGTGGACGCCGATTGCGTCCTGATCGATCACGGCGTCCTCACTCCCGAGGAAGTCCGCAAGCGTCTGGCCGGTGAAGAGGACAGCCCTTATTCTGGGCTGGACCTGAGTGCTGAGTTGCCGGACATGACCGAACATGACGACGACGCCGATGCGCACGAAGGACTTAACGAATGACAGCTCTACCGCAGTACCCTACGGCCTCCATTGGTCAGGAAGCGGCTTCTGTCGCCATTACCACTCTTGACGCCAGCGGCAATATCGAGATTGTCAGCCAGATAAATCCCATGCCAATGATCGACGCCTATTCGGCCCCGGTCACTACGAACTGGACATCTGGGACGGCTCTGAATACCGCCATCACGCTTAACACAGCCGGAATGGACACGGTAGCCCTGACGATCATTCCAGCGGCTGGCATCACTGGCGGCGTCATCACATTCAACGTGTATGACGGAGCTAACTGGTTCCCGATCAAGTGCGCCCGGCAATCCAGCTATGCGACCGATAGCGCATTTAGCCTGGCCGGAAGTCCGGGGCAGCAGTCTTGGACCATCCCCGCTGCTGGCTTTCCCGAGGTCCAGGTTATCCTGACCTCGGCCATCACTGGCACGGGCAATGTCACCATTGCGGCCATCACGTCATCGGCTCCTGACACTTCGGTTGTGACCTGTGGCCTTGATCCGTATCAGGGCACGTCCTATTATTTCAACGGTGCCCAGCTTGCCGCCGCTTCGACTGTCAAGGCGTCTTCGGGCACGTTGTTCGGCCTAAGTGTCTACAATCCGAATGCCTCGGTGGAATATCTCCAGGTATTCGACGCCGCCAGCGTGACGGTTGGTACAACTGCGCCGGTTCAGTCCTTCGCCATTTTGGCCTCTGGACAGTTGAACATGTCGTTCAATTCGACGGGGATTGCCTTTACCAATTCCATCAAAATTGCCGCGACCACTACGGCGACAGGCTCAACGGCTCCGGGCACTGGTCTAGTCGTCAACGCGCAATACAAATAACCGAAAGACCCACCATGGCGAAGACCCGGAAGGCCAAGACGGAGAAGGTCTTGGCTCCGGTGCGCCCGAATGCGGGCGTTGAGGCGGCATTTCAGGCCAAGCTTGACGCCATGATCGATGAGATGCAGTCCAGCCTGACGTGGTGGATCACTGCCGGATATCGTGCCAATACGCCAGAAATGGCGCAGGACGCAAGCCCGGCCATGGTGATGCGGATATTGATGAAGCGGCTTGCGCGTCGGTGGCAGAAACGCTTTGACGATGCAGCCCCCGAACTGGCGAAGTATTACGCCACGAAGATGGCTGACCGGGCAGACGGCGCTTTGATGGCGACGTTGAAGAAGGCCGGGTTTGCCATTGAGTTCAAGCTTACGCCCGAAGCTAATGACATTTTGCAGGCCACCATAGGCGAGCAAACTGGACTGATCAGGAATATAGCCTCGCACCATCTAGCTGGAATCCAAGGCGCTGTAATGCGCTCTGTGGCAGCCGGTGGCGACCTACACAGCCTGTCCAAGGAACTGCACGGGCGATATGACATCACCCGGCGACGGGCTGCCCTTATTGCCCGCGACCAGAACCGAAAGGCGACGGCCAACATTCAACGTGCGCGGTTTCAAGAGCTTGGCGTCAAAGAGGCAATCTGGATACACAGCCACGGAGGACGCAAGCCGCGCCCTTCGCATCTCGCCAATGATGGTAAGCGGTTTGACGTTGCGAAGGGCTGGTATGACCCGGATGCAAAGTGCTATTGCCTCCCTGGATCACTTGTGAACTGCAAGTGCGTCATGAGGCCGGTTATTCCTGGGTTTTAATCGATCAAGAAATAGAGCGGGTCGGCCTCTGACGCTTCGTGCTCCCATCCGATTCCGCAAACTGGTTCGCCAAGCTTAATGTGGCGCGGATATGCTTCATCCGGCTCGGTTATGAACTCACCCTGAATGGCGACGGGCATATCCCCCGGCACGCCCTCAAGCGCCCTGCGCAGTTCGTCAACGGTCATTTGTCTACTCCATCGTAAATCTTGAAGCCGCAAAGGAACGGGGGCACGATGTTCCCCGCCTCATCGCGGTTCTGTTTGTGGCATGATGCGACGATATTCCCGGCGTCATCCGAATACGAAACGAGCGGCGGTTCTGCGATGCCGCATATGTCGCGATGCAGCTCATGCGGATAACCTGCGATGAACTGATTGAACTCATCTTCGGATACGGTGTTACCGTCAACGGTCATTTCTCAGTCCTCATAGCTAAGCACACTGCCATCCGTCCCGATTGGAACGCCTTCCCCGCATGGAATTCCTGCGAACGTGAGCGTTGCTGTAATCTTCGGAGGCCGTCGTTCTTCCTGGGCCTGCTTGTATCCGGGCGATCCGTAAAATGGTTTCGCGGAATCCCAATAGATTGGCCCTTCGTACCTTAAAAGATCAAGAAGGGCATCTTCCATCTCGTCTTGCAGCCATTTGATGTATTCTTCGTCGGTCCCTTGCATTACTACGGCTGGTTTGGGCGTCATTTCTTCGCCCCTTCAGTCCCGCGACGAGTAACGCCCAAATCCGCTCCGTATGCGTCCAAAACTTCGCCGGACGACGTTGACAGTTGCTCCTGATAAGCCCTCAAAAGCAGCTTAAATCCGAGGCTCATATCTTCAAAGACGGCAAGTAGGCGCTTGCGGTAGTCGTCATCGGATTCAACATCGGATTCGTCATCGACGGCGGTGAGATGGTCCCCGCTAAGCAATTCTGCATCCCCATCGGCAAATTTAACAACGAATAGATTGTTATCTCCAATCCGCACGATTGTGCCAACGCCTCTATTGGCAGCCCACCGCGCAGGCATGGCCTTGAACTCAACCCGACTTCCGATGGGGAACTTGGGCGGCTTTGGGGTGGGTTCGTCATAAGTAAGATTATGCGGATGGGCGAACACTTCAGGCCCCTTCTTGCCGATTTGAATTTTAAACAGACCGTTCATATGCTGGCCGGTTACAGTAACTTCGTCCCCATTATTCCCCCACTTTGAGATTGGGTTAACATCGTCAATATTTTGAAGCTTGGCGATGCTCCCCGTATAAAAGAAACCGGGGATTTTAACCATCGGCTTCCCGTCCACGCGGATAAATAATTCACGTTCGTCGTCATTCATAGCAATCCCCTGAAGTGGCCTCAGATGAATGGTCATCGGTTTGACGGTTGTAATGGACTACGATGCATCCAGGCGTTGCTTCCTGAAGCTCTCGCTCGGCCTCGGCCCTGCGCTCGTCAAAAATGGCGATTAGGTCAAACCCTGTCTTTGCCAGTTCTTCGTCACTGATCTCCCATTCGCATTGATTGATACCGTTTAGCCAGTCCCCATCAACGGTGCTGATGGACTTAATCCTGATCATAGCAATCCCCCGAATTTGAAACCCCAGGATCATATCATGCCGCTCGAAAATGGCAAGTCTCAGGCTGTCGTGTCGCGGAATATTGCGCGGGAACGCGATGCCGGGAAGCCAGAGAGGCAGGCCATCGCCATCGCTGAAAGCAAGGCGAGGGAAGCCAAGGACTGCGGTGCTATGGATGATCGATCCGCCGCGATGTCCGAAGTGTGCCGCTTAATTGCCATCCTTGCAAAGAAGAAGATGCGATGACCGATCACATTGACGTTCGATTTGCTCCGAAGTGGTGGGGCTGGCCCGTCATCCGCGCCGCCATGTTCATTGGCATTCTAACCCGCATTGATACCAAGCCATGGTTCGGTGTCTTCATGGGGTGGCTAGTCTCCAAGGGCTTTCGATACGAGGTTGCCACCAATGACAAAGCCTGACCATCTCGCCCTAGACCGCGCCACCGTCCGCACGAAGGATGAGGATGGCCGTCTGAAAGTGGCTGTGACGAATATCAGCAAGGCCAATATCTGCCCCTACATGGGCAAGGAAATCCCGGACTATCAAAAGCTCGGGCTTGAGCCGGATAAAATATACCAGCTATTCCGCGACCCGGAAGAACTGAAGAAGGCGGCTCCGTCGTTTAACGGCATACCTCTTTTGAGCGAGCACGTCCCGGTATCTGCCGACGATCACAAGCCCGAGCTAGTGGTTGGCGCAACCGGAACTGACGCTGAGTTCAAAGCGCCGTATCTCCGCAACAGCCTAGTCGTATGGGCATCCGATGCAATCGACGGCATCGAAAGCGGGGAACAGAAGGAACTGTCATCGGCATATCGGTATGAAGCCGACATGACGCCGGGCACCTATCAAGGTGCCGAGTATGACGGCGTTATGCGCAATATTCGCGGCAATCATGTGGCCTTAGTGCCAGTGGGCCGCGCAGGAGCCGACGTTGTTGTCGGAGATTCACAACTGGAGACCATCTACATGCCCAAGCCTCTTTCCGCAAAGGCTCTACTGGCGAAAGGAGCCTTGCAGGCTGTCATTCGTCCGAAGTTGGCCCAAGACGCCAAGATCGACTTCACCCATCTGGTGCGCGGGATTACCGCCGCCAATTGGGCTTCCCGCAAGCCTGGTATCTTGAACGCCATCAAGCCGAAGCTGGCTTCTGACGCCAGCCTTGAGGACATCACCAAGCTGCTGGACAGCCTGGACGGCGAAAATCCCGAGGAGCCGAAAGCCGGTGCCGAGGATGACGACGACATGAGCGACATCCCCGCCGTCGATGGTGACGAGGAAGACGCCGCCAAGCCGATCAAAAAGCCCGAAGCCGAAGACGACGGCGAGCACAGCGAGGCCGACGAAGAGGCCATTTGGCGCAAGCTGCACGAAATGATCGGCAAGATGCTGAAGGACGAACCCGCCGCCAAGCCTCCCGCGCAGGACGCCGAGGAAGACGACGAAGACGAAAAGAAGGAGAAGCCCGGCGTGACCAAAGCCGCTATGGACGCCGCTCTCGCCAGCGTTGCCCGCAAGACCGCCCGCGACACCGAGGCCAATGTGATGGCCCGGATGCGAGCCATTCACGAAGCTGAGAAGGCCGTTGCGCCGCATGTCGGTGAGCTGGCCTATGCCATGGACAGCGCCGATGACGTGTACCGCTTCTGCCTCGAAAGCAAGGGCATCGATCTTGAAGGCGTCCCCCCCGCTGGCTTTAAGGCCATGGTTGGCATGCTGACCACTCAGGCCGCTGCCGCCCCTCGCCAGCTTGCCCAGGACGCTGCCGGGGCCACTGGTGCCGCCAAGCGTTTCCCCAACGCCAAGCGCCCCATCGCTCTGTAAGGAAAACTATCCATGTCTCAGTTTCAGACCCAAGTCAACATCAACCCGGCCCCCGGCGTTGTTGGTGACTTTTGCTCGGCCAATCCCCGAGCCTCCGTCCTGGCCGGTCCTGGCGCTCTCGTCGCTGGTACCGCTGGCGTCTATATTGGCCGTTTCGCATGGGCTTATTCCAACGCTGGCGTGACCAATCCCCTGACTGGCGAAGTGGACGGATATTCGACTGTCGCCAACTATGGCGCAGGTACTCCCACCGGCTTCGTTCACCGCGAACAGCAGGCGCTGATTACCGCCTTCCTGGCTTCCAACTCCTTGTTGGTCCCGACCGGCTATCCGGTTGTGCTGCATCAGGCTGGTGACTTCTGGGCTGTCAATAGCGGCACCACTTCCGCCTCGGTCAACCAGAAGGTCTATGTGAACAACTCCACTGGCTTGGTTTCGGCGGCTGCCACTGGTCAGACCATCACTGGCGCTAGTGTTACCGGCTCCATCGCCGTCAATTCCGGCTCTGCCAGCACCATCGCGGTCAACAGCGTTACCGGCTCCATCGCTGGCACCACTCTGACCGTTTCTGCCGTTGGCACCGGCGCGGTTTTCGTCGGCCAGACTTTGAGCGGCACTGGCGTTGCTACCGGGACCACCGTTACCGGCCTTCTGACCGGCACTGGCGGCAACGGAACGTATAGCGTGTCGATTTCGCAGACTGTGGTTTCTACCACCATTACCGGCTCCGGCGGCACTCTGACTGTTGGCGGCACTGTCACGGGCACCTTCGCCGTTGGTCAGACCTTGACCGGCACTGGCGTGACCGCTGGAACTGCCATTCTGAGTGCTATTTCCGGCACTGGTGGCGCTGGCACTTATGCCGTGTCGATTGCCCAGACCACTACCTCGACCGCTATCACCGCTTCCGGCGGCACTTTGACCGTGACCGTCGTTGCCTCTGGCGTTCTTGGCATTGATGACGTGATCTCTGGCTCCGGCGTGACCGCTGGCACCTATATCACCGCGTTCCTGACCGGCACTGGCGGCAACGGCACTTATCTGGTGTCTGCCTCCCAGACTGTTGCTAGCGAGACAATCACCGTCCAGTCCAGCACTGAGACTAAGTGGTATGTCATGAGCACCGCCGCCCCCGGCGAACTGATGAAGATCAGTTCGTGGGCGCTGGGCTGATCCCCACTCTCAACCGGCTGAATAAGCTACGAGCAGCCCGCCTTCGTGCGGGCTTTTTCTTGACCGCACGAAAGGTCTAGCCCAATGGCTCCCCGTCGTAATCCTGAATTCAATTATCTCGCGGACAATTTCGGCATCGTTCTGCCGGAAGCCGTCGATTTCTATGACGCCGATCTCGCTATGGATGCCCAGCCGTCGCTGATCACCACTTCCAACGGCGGCATCCCCTCTTTCCTGGTCAACTATTTCGACCCCAAGATCGTCGAAATTCTGACCGCCCCCCTGAAGGCTACCGAAATTCTGCCGGAAGCCAAAAAGGGCACCTGGGTTGACGCTACCGCCATGTTCGAGACGGCGGAATATACTGGTGAAGCCACCAGCTATGGCGACTATCAGGAAACCGGCTCTGCTGGCCTGAATACCACTTTCCCGCAGCGTCAGAACTATCTGGCCCAGACCATGACCCAGTGGGGCGAGCTGGAATTGGAACGCGCTGGCCGTGGTCGCATTGACCTCGCCAGCCGCAAGCAGATTGCCAGCGCCAAGATTTTGGAGAAGTTCCTGAACAACTCCTATTTCTATGGCATCGCCGGTCTCCAGAACTACGGCATCCTGAACGATCCGAGCCTTCCCGCTCCGATCACTCCCGGCCCAAAGGCTTGGAACGGCGGCAATCCGGGCGGTTGGATCGTCAACAATGCCCAGGTGGCGACCGCCAACGAGGTCTTTGCTGACATTCAGAACCTCGTGACCAGCGTCATCACCCAGAGCGTCGGCGTCGTCACCGCCGAATCGCCTTTCCGTCTGGTCCTGGCCCCGCAGTCCTCGGGCGCTCTGAACAGCGTCACTCAGTTCAACGTGTCTGTGATGGACATGATCAAGAAGAACTATCCGAAGCTGGAAGTCGTTGTGGCTCCCCAGTACGGTAGCGCTTCGAACGGTGGCCTGCTGCCCAGCGGTAACGTCGCCCAGATCATTGCCACCGAAGTTGATGGCAACCCGACCGGCGTCTGCGCCTTCTCCGAGAAGCTCCGCGCCCATCGCGTTGTTCCCGGCACGTCGCACTTCAGGCAGAAGAAGACTTGCGGCACCTTTGGCGCTATTATCTGGTATCCCATCGCCTTCGCGTCGATGGTTGGCGTCTAAGCCACAGTCGGGGCCATCTCCTCGGGGGTGGCCCCACTCTTTCGGAGGATTGCGGAATGACCCGCCCCTATACTCGGAGAAATCAGAACGTGACAACCAACGTCGAAACCGTCGCCCCCGCCACCACTGGCGAAACCGTGACCATCGGGTGCAAGCTGCCCAACGGCCTGCATTTGGACTTGCACACTCCGACCGGCGCTAAACAGCGAATGGCCGATGGCAGCGAGTTCCCGATCTATGGCATCGAGCGCGTGACCGTGCGCGGCGGCTACTCAGGCGCTCAGCCGGGCGTCTTTTCCCTTCCCCCCGGCACCGCTGGCCTCACCCCTAACGTCCCGAAAGACTTCTGGGAAAAGTGGGTCAAGGCTAATGCCAGCCTGCCCGTGGTCAAGAATGGCCTCGTCTTCGCCGCCAAGGATAATTCCTCGGCTCGGTCCATCGTCGCCGAGCGTGCGACCGTGCGGACTGGCTTGGAAGGTCTTGACAAAGACACCCCGGCCCCCGGCATGAAGGAAGTGAAACGCGCTGCTTCGGGTTTCCCTGAAGACGAGGAGTAAAAGTCATGGGTGTCGTCGCATTCGATTATACCGCGTGGTCCGCACGGTATCCCGAGCTTGCCGCGTTTGTAGCGGAGCCGATGGCCCAAGCCTACTTCAATGAGGCACAGCTTTATTGCGACAACACCCCATGCAGCCCGATCCACGATGACAGTGTTGGGGGTCAGCGTTCGGTGATCCTCAACATGGCCACGGCTCACATTGCCGCGATCAATGCCCCGCTGAATAATCAGCCATCATCGCCGCTGGTGGGCCGCATTTCGAACGCCACAGAGGGCAGCGTGAGCGTACAGACGGAAAACCTCTATCCGCCTGGAACGGTTCAATTCTGGCAACAGACCAAGTACGGCGCGGCGTTTTGGGCGGCGACCACGCAGTTTAGGACGTTCCGATACGTCGCTCCGGTGCGATATCCGGGGCTTGGAAATGGCGTCCACCGATGGTAGCCAAGACATTTACCGGCGGCGATAAGCTCCAAGATCGGCTGAACAAGCTGGCGAAGAAGCTGGGGCAATCGGCTTCGGTTGAGGTCGGATGGGCGGAAGGCGCGACGTATCCGGCGACTGGGGGCGGCGATCCTGTTTCTGTCGCATCCGTCGCCGCCATTCAAGAGTTTGGCGCACCCAGGGCCAGCATCCCGCCGCGTCCGTTCTTCCGGCCTATGATTGCCAAGGAAAGCTCGACGTGGGGCGCAAAGCTTAATGCCGCGCTTGGATTGAATAACTGCGATGCCCACAAGGCTCTGAAGCTGGTGGGAGATGACATTGCGGGCGCATTGGTTCAGTCGATTGCCGATGTGAACAGCCCGGCTTTGTCGCCGGTCACTTTGATGCTGCGAAAGATGCGGCAGCTTGATCCTGATTTGGTCGTGACTGGGAAAACCGTTGGCGAAGCTGCTGCAAAAGTCGCGGCAGGCCAGAGCACAAGCGGCGTATCCACCAAGCCACTGGTCGATAGCGGGACGATGATGGACAACATCTCAGTCATGGTGAAATGAAATGTTTGACACGTCCGGCCATGTAGAGCGCAGAGACGCCATCCGCCTTGCCGTCATAACCGGCGACCAATCATGGCGCGAGACGGTCAATGCCCGCTTTGCTGCCTACATGCTCTTTCGCGCCAAATATGCGAGGGATACGGCGGACTTTCACGAAAGCCATATCGACGACGCGCCGAATCCAGCCCCTTTGCGCGACTTGATTGCTGCATTGCGGGAACAGGCCAATGCGATGGATGAAGCCGCGATGAGGGAAGCCGTTGCCGATCCTGTCGGCTCCGAGGTCATGTTGCGCATAGCGGGGTGGTGAAATGAACCTTCACTCGATTGTATCGGGCGCGGTATCGGCGGTTAACCCATTCATCACCGTGACCATTCAAGCCTCGGCTGGCTATACCACGAATGCAGACGGTTCGCGGTCGCCAGCTTATGCGGCACCGGTCAGCATCCAAGCTCAAATGCAAAGCCTACAATATAACGATCTAGTTCAAATCGACGGCCTAAACATCCAGGGCGAGCGCAGGGCGCTTTATCTCAATGGCAATTGGGAGGCGACTTCCCGGCCCGATGGCAAGGGCGGCGACCTGATCACGTTCCCCGATGGATCCGTTTGGCTGGTGGCGCTTGTGCTCGAAAATTGGGCATTCCAGGATGGCTGGGTCAAAGTGTGCGTAACTAGGCAGAATGGATCATAGGGGAAATTATGAAATTCAGAGACATCACAAATGGCGAAGTAACTCTATCGTCCCCCGATGGCCTTTATCTGTTCGAGAATAACCCCATTGAGGGGTTGAACAAGAAGTGCATCATATCCGTGGGGCCAATGGATAAAACGCCCGGTGAAATCGTCGGTGCATTCACTGGATACGAGATTGAATCCGTATCGACAATATGTGGCGGGTATCGAGAAACTCAATCTGAACGCAAAATTAGGTTGTCTCGCAATTTTGTGAAGATTGTTATTAAGCTCAAATCATGACCCAACCCGTCCTTAGCCTAACCGAGAAACAGACGTTTACGGCGCTGCGGTCCTTCCTCCTCGCCATTCTGCCCGGCGGCATTGAAGTGGTGCGCGGCTTGGATAATCGCGTCGCAGAGCCTGAAGGCGTTGACTTTGTCACCATGACACCGATCATGCGCGAGCGGCTTGAGTTGAACGTCACAACCTATATCGATGGCGCTTTCCTAACGCCTCCGGTCGCTGGCAATCGGATTGATTTGCAGCCGACGAAGGTAACAATCCAGCTTGATGTGCATGGCCCGGCAAGTTCTGACAATGTGCAGATTATCTCAACGCTGTTCCGATCTGGCTACGCTTCTGAATACTTCGCTGGGCTGGCGGTTGATGTATGGCCTCTCTATGCCAGTGAGCCGCGCCAAATGCCGTTCCACAATGGCGAGCAACAGGTGGAGGAACGATGGTCAATCGACGCCGTTCTTCAGGCCAACGCGACCGTGACCACGCCTCAAGACTTTGCTGATCAGCTTGTCGCTAACATCAAGGAAGTCGGGGCAGAATACCCCATCAATTAGCCGGGACAATTTCCGGTAAGTTGCCAAACATCCGCCGCCCGGCTCCAGCTCGGCGGCTTTTTCTTTGCCTAACTGGAGCCTGTCGCAATGACAATCCCCGCGTCAAACCTTGTTAACATCGTCCCGAGCGTCCTGTCTGCTGGCGGCTCTGGGCTGAATTTGAACGGCGTCTTTCTGACCACGAATACCCGCGTCCCCGTTGGCTCGGTTCTGTCGTTTACTTCTTCCGCCGCCGTCGCCTCCTATTTCGGCGCGTCCTCGGTTGAGGCTGCCAACGCCGCTATCTATTTTGCGGGTTTCTCGAACTGCACGACCTACCCCACTGCCATGCTGTTTGCGCAGTATGCCACTGTCTCGGTTCCGGCCTATCTGCGCGGTGGGAATGCTTCTGGCCTGACCCTGGCCCAGCTTCAGGCCATTTCTGGCGTCCTGAGTGTCACGGTCAATGGCGTGACGGCGACGAGCGGCACCATCAACCTGTCGGGGGCTACCAGCTTCAGCAATGCCGCCGCCCTGATCACCTCCGGGTTCGCCTATTTTGACGGCGTTGTCACTGGCTCGATTGTTCCCGAGACCTTCAGCGTTACCGGATCGATCACCGGCAACGTGCTGACCGTTTCGAATGTGTCCAGCGGCACCATTTACGCCGGTTCGACCATTAGCGGTTCGAGCGTTATTGGCGGGACATCCATCATCAATCAGATTACCGGAACGGCTGGTGGCATCGGTACTTATACCGTGTCTGCCGTTCAGTCGGTGTCTTCGGAAACGATCAGTGGTGCCTATGGCGAGTTGACAGTCACCGCCGTCACATCCGGCGCTTTGGCCGTTGGTCAGGTTATCTCTGGAACTGGCGTTACCGTTGGCACGACCATTACCGCCGATATCAGCGGGACGGGCGGCGACGGCACCTACGTTGTATCTGTGAGCCAGACGGTTATCTCTGAGACTATTTCCGGGGGGCCTCTGACTTGCACATTCGATAGCGTGTCGGGCGCGTTCATTCTGACCGGCGGCACTCCCGGAACTGGCACCATCGGATACGCCAGCGGCAGCCTATCGGCCTCGCTGTTCCTTACTTCCGTCACTGGTGCCGTGACATCGCAGGCCGCTCCCATTTCGGTCCCCGCCACATTCATGAATGCCCTGCGCATCGTCACCACTAATTGGGCATCGTTCACCACGATCTTCAATCCAGATGCTTATGGCAATGCGAACAAGCTGGCCTTCTCGGCTTGGACCAACTCGACCAACAACGCCGTCGCCTATATCGCCTGGGATACTGATATCACGCCCACGCAAAGCACGGCTGCCACGTCCTCGCTGGGCTATCTGATCGGGCAGGCTCAATATTCCGGCACCATCTTGGTGTACGATCCCAGCGACAGCTACCTGAACGCCTTCGTTGCCGGGACTATCGCCAGCATCAATTATAATGCCAACAATGGCCGCATCACTCTGGCTTACAAGTCGCAGTCTGGGCAGGCGATCACCGTCACCACCGCGACCGTTGCCAGCAACTTGATTGCCAACGGCTACAACTTCTATGGCGCGTATGCCACCGCTAATCAGCAGTTCAACTTCTTCCAGAACGGCTCGATCAGCGGAAAGTATCTGTGGGCCGATAGCTTCATTAACCAGATTTGGCTGAACAACGCCCTTCAGTTGGCTTTGCTGAACTTCCTGGCGAACATCAATTCCGTCCCGTACAACGCGGCTGGTGATGCTTCGATCTATGCCGTCTGCCAGGGCACCATCCAGCAGGCTCTTTCGAATGGCGTGTTCTCGCCCGGCGTCAATCTCTCCGCCGGTCAGATTGTGGAAGTCAACACCGCTGCCGGGGCCAACATCGCAGGCGTTCTCAGCACTCGCGGCTGGTATCTCCAGGTGCTTCAGGCCACTCCGCAGGTTCGCGCTGCCCGCACGTCTCCGCCGATCAACCTCTGGTACACCGATGGCGGATCGATCCAGCAAATCACCCTCGCTTCCATTGAGGTGCAGTAATCATGTCGTCTATTTCCTCCGCTAACGCCGTATTCATGCTCGGCGTCACCGGCCTGTTTGCCACGCCTCAGCAACTGCAGGGCTTCGACGTTGACGATGCATTCGACGCCGAAGGTCTTGACGTCGCTGAAACCAAGATCGGCGTTGATGGCATTCTGTCGGCTGGCTTCGTCTTTACCATCGCCCCCACCACCATCGCTTTGCAGGCCGATAGTCCCTCGGTGTCGCTGTTCGAGGCTTGGTACACCGCCGAACGCGCCGCCCAGGACAAATACTTTGCCTTTGGGCAAATCCTGCTTCCTAGCATTGGCCGGTCATATACTTTGGTCAACGGCGTCCTGAAAAAGTATACGCCGTTTTCCTCGGCCAAGAAGATGTTGCAGCCCCGGTCATTCACCATTGACTGGGAAAGCATCATCGGAGCGGCCATCTAATGGCCCGCAAGGTTCTGACCGTCGTTATTTCGGCTGACGGGCGCGACAAGGGGAAGCACTTCCTCATCCGCGAAATGCCGGTGCGTCAGTCCGAATATTGGGGAATGCGCGTTCTGTCTGCCATGGCGTTGTCGGGGGTGGAAGTCCCCGATGACATCGCTACTTCGGGCCTGGCAGGCGTTGCGGCTTTCGGCATTCGGGCCGTCATGGGTTCGTTCGGCAAGCCGGAAATGCGGGAATTGCTGGACGAAATGCTGTTCAGTTGCGTATCGGTCATTCCCGATCCTGCAAAGCCCCATATCGTGCGCGGTGCAGGCGCTCTGCCTGAAATCCGCCCAGTTGGCGCTTTGCAGGAAGATGACATTGAAGAACTGGCGACGATGGCCCAATTGCGCCGCGAGGTGCTGTTGATGCACCTGGATTTTTTGCCGCCCGCCGTCCGCTCTCCCTTGGAGCACATTCTGGGGGCGTCGGGAAGTTCGCAGAATACGTAAACGTTCCTGCCGCTATCGGGGCCGTGGTGTCAACTCGGATGGCTACGCTGTCCGAGCTTGACACCGTTTACGGCGCTGAAGACCTATATGACATGCTCGAAATAATCAGCGTTGACGCTCACAACAATCGAGTGGCGAATAAGAGGGATTGACCATGGCCGGTGATGTGATCGATAGCTTGGTCGTTCTTCTGAACCTTGATCCTAAAGGCTTCACTGACGGTCAAAAAGAGGCTGTGAAGTCTCTGAAAAAGACCGAAGGCGAGGCCACTAAAACCGCCAAGAACATGCAGGCGGAAGGAAAAAAGGCTGGTGAGTTCTTCTCGGGCATCAAAACCCAAGTCCTGGCCCTCGGTGCCGCCTTCCTCGGCACGGCTGCGATCACGTCCTTTGCCAATCACATCACGGCTTCGGACGCGGCGCTAGGACGGCTGGCAACCAACGTCGGCATGTCCACCGAAGACCTTTCCGCGTGGGAAGGTGCCGCCGTCCGCGCTGGCGGCTCCGCTGCAGCCATGGACGCCACGCTCAAGGGCATGACTGCCCAGATGCAAGAGTTCCGATCCAAGGGCACCCTATCGCCCGAAATGCAGTTCAGCCTTGCGCAGTCTGGCATTGATCCGAACAAGTACCTCGCCGCCACCACAACCAATGTGGAACGGCTGGCGATGGCCGCTAAGGCTTTCAAGGGCATGGATGCGCCTCGTGCGCAGATGCTCGGTAAGGGGCTTGGGTTTGACGAGGGAACCATCAACCTGTTGCTCAAGGGCGACGATGCCGTTGCTGCCCTGGTGGCGCGTCAGAAGGAACTGAATGCAGTATCCAAGGCCGATACCGACGCTGCGATTGCTCGGGAAAATGCTTATGGCGATCTGACGGACACGTTCCAGGGCTTAGGTCGAACCATCCTCACCGATGTTAGCCCGGCCATTGTGTCTCTGTTGGGCGAGTTTCAGAAGTGGGCGCAGGAAAACCGCGCCTGGATTGAGACTGGAATTGTTGACGGTATTAAGGATTTTGGCACATACATTCGCTCTGTCGATTGGGCGGCGGTAGGACAGGGCATCTCTGACTTTGTGCATGGGGCCAATTCAGCCGCTAAAGCTGTTGGCGGATGGAAGACGATTGCCGAGGGTCTATTCCTCATTTGGACGGGCGGAAAGCTGGCTGCGATGCTATCGGGCGTGTCTGCCCTGGCATCGGGAATGCTGGTGGCATTTGGGCCTGTCCAGCTCATGGTGGCTGGTATCGCTGCGTCTATTGCGGCGATCTCTTATGCCCGTGACCATGAGGACGAATGGCGGGCCAAATTCGACAATAAGGCCATAGGCGCGTTTCAGAAATCGGGACTAATGCCTGCGCCCAAGGGGCTAACGCCAGCCCAACAGGCATACGTTGCGAATGGTGGCGTTGCTCACTCTGCTGTTGCGGCTCTCATCGCCAGCGGCGAGGGAGATTACAACAGCGTCAATCGGGGCAAGGCTGGAGGATATAAATCCGGCACAGAAGACCTTGAAAACATGACCCTCGATCAAGTCATGATGGCGCAGAAGGTTGGCAAGTTCAACGCGGCTGGCCGTTATCAGATGATCAAGGGCACTCTTTCCGAGGCCGTAACCGCTCTTGGACTGAACGGTAAGGACAAGTTCAGCAAGGAAACTCAGGACAAAATCTTTTCTGAATATTTAGTGACGATCAAGCGCAAGGCTCTGGGGGACTATATCAGCGGCAAAAGCAATGACATAGACGCCGCTGTTAAATCCGCCGCTCAAGAATGGGCAAGCGTTGCTGATCCCGCTACTGGCAAGAGCTATTATGCGGGCGTTGGAAACAATAAAGCTTCCATTTCATTGCAGCAGATGACCTCCGCCTTGCAACAGTCTAGAGCACAGAATATGGCTTCAAACACCAACTCCAGCGAAGTCAACATCCAAAATCTGCATCTAACTACGACTTCGAATGATCCCTACGATCATGCGGCCAGTGTGGTGGATGGCCTTAAACAATACAACATGGCATCGCAGGCAAACTATGGGACTAGCTGATGGCAAACGGTCTTCCTAACCTGCTGAATAACCCGCTGGGAACGGTTAACGCGGTGTCGCTGCTTGTAGCCGATGCTGCGCTGATCTACAGCCTGTTCAACAAACCGCAATGGGGCGTCTATCTCAACGGCAGCCCCGCCATCATCCCTGATAGCATCGTCGGCGTCGAGTACAAGCATGATTGGCGGAATGCCACCGCTCCCCAGGGACAGGGGGCTTTTGCCGATTACAACAAGGTTCAGACGCCTTTTGAAGCTCGCGTCACCATGACCAAAGGTGGCCCGATTGAAGAACGCCAAGCCTTTCTGACGGCATGTGAGGCGGCGGCAGGCTCGCTCGACCTCTACACCATTGTCACACCCGAAATCTCGTACCAGAGCGCCAACATCACCCATTACGATTACCGGCGCACTTCGCACAACGGCGTCACGATGCTGACGGTTGATCTCTGGCTTGAGGAAGTCCGCGTCACCGGCACGGTTGCCTATGCCAACACACAGCAGGCGAGCGGGGCCGGGCAGGTCAGCGACGGCACGGTTCAGCCCCAGACGCCAACGCCAGCCCAGGCCGCGACAGCCCAGGTAGCGCCATCGCCTCCCGATCTCGCGGGCACGGGCTTTACACTCGGGGGCTTTGTGCAATAATGCAAATCATCCCGATTGCCGATGTCTATTCGCAGACGCTCAATGTCACCCTAGCGAATCAGTCCTGCACAATAAACCTATACCAGACAACTAATTACGGCCTGTTCTGTGACCTCTACGTTAACAACGTCTTGATCATCGGGGGCGTTATTTGTCAGAATCTCAACCGCATCGTGCGAGACACCTACCTTGGATTCGTTGGCGACCTGACCTTTCTGGATAACCAAGGCCAGAATGACCCTTCGTCGCCGGGCCTTGGGACGCGATTTTCCCTATGCTATTTGAGCGCGAGTGACCTGAACGGGGCCGGATGATGGGATCGTTTACGCAAAAACTGATCACCCTGACATTCAAGCTCGGAACCGGCACCTTTGGTGAGACTGGCTCGAATATTGTCACTTTTTCCGGCCTGCGCTGTACGGTCCAGATTGTGGCGGCTGGCGGACCTTCAATGGGTCAAGCCAGCATCCGCATTTTCGGCCTAACCATGTCGCAAATGAACAGCCTATCAAGCGTGGTCCGTCAAGCCGATGGACAGATTGCGACGCGGCTTAACTCAATCCAGATCACGGCGGGCGATAGTTCATCAATGCCTGTGATTTTCCAGGGTCAAGTGACATCGGCCATTATCGACATGTCCGGTATGCCAGACACGGCAATGGTCTTTGCGGCTCACGCGGGCGCGTTTGAGGCCATCAAGATTGTTCCGGCCTCCAGCTATCCGGGTGCCGCTGATGCGGCTGTTATCCTCGCCACCCTGGCCCAGCAGAACGGATACGCATTCGAAAACAATGGCGTTTCCGTCCTGCTATCGACGCCGTACTTTTCCGGCTCCCCCCGCGATCAGATGCTGGCTTGTGTCCGCGCCGCTGGCATCGAATGGAATGGCCTTGATAATGGCACTCTGGCAATCTGGCCTAGGGGTGGGTATCGCGGGCAGGCAAACAACGTGCCGCTGATTTCAGCCGCTACCGGGATGATCGGCTATCCGGTCAATCGGGATTACGCCATCACCGTTCGGACCCTGTTCAACCCGCAGGTTTTGAACGGCCAAGTCTTCGAAATTCAGAGCAGCCTTGCGTATGCGAACGGCAAATTCATCGCCCATGAGATAGCCCACGATATTTCTTGCGAAATGCCAGGGGGGCCATGGTTCTCAACCTTCACCGGGACGCCTCTCAATGCCCAATCCTAACGGCGGCAACAGCTTCACCGGCTTCCAGAAGGTCAATTCTTCTGGGAATGAGTTCAATACTCAGGACTTCTTTGTCCGGTCGATCCTGGCAAAGGTTCGCACGGCAATTCCGGTCAAAGTCATGGCCGTCACCAACTCAGGCGCAGACATACCGGCGGGCTATGTGGACATTCTGCCGCTTGTGAACCAAGTGGACGGCCTCGGAAACTCGCAGACCCATGGCACCATTTATAAATGCCCGTATTTCCGGCTTCAGGGCGGTTCGAATGCCGTCATTCTTGACCCGCAAGTTGGGGACATCGGACTAGCCTGTTTCGCTGATCGGGACATATCCAGTGTCCTCGCCACGCAAGGGCAAGCCAATCCCGGCAGCGGGCGCACGTTCGACATGGCAGATGGGGTTTATGTCGCTGGGTTTCTGGGCCAGACGCCAACTCAGTTTGTGCAGTTTTCGACAACGGGAATTTCGGTTGTGTCGCCGGTCAAAATCACGCTTACGGCCCCGCTTGTTGAGGTTGATGCTTCGACCTCATTCACCGTCAACTCGCCGCAATCAACCTTCAGTGGGGCAGTTACGATTGAGGGGCTTTTGACCTTCCTGGCTGGCATCGTTGGATCAACGGCAAGCGGGGTATCTGCGATGATCACGGGCGCAATTCAGTTCATTGGCACCTTGACCAGCAACGGCAAGGCCATTGACAGCACCCACGTTCACACTTCCGAAACTCCCGGAACTCCGACGAGCCCGCCGCTATGACGACATCTCTATACCTGACCACCGGGCCTTGGGATTTGGTAGCTGACGCTTCCGGCAACATCGCCGTTTGCTCGGAGCCATACCGCCTCGCTCAGGACGCCGCCACGGCCATTCGAACATGGCTTGGCGAGGTCTTTTATGACACTACCCAGGGCATTACCTATGCCCAATTTCTCAGCGTGACGAATGCCTCGGCCAATGCCATCCGCGCTCAAATGGTGGCTGCCGCCGAAGCTGTGCCGGGCGTGGTTTCGGCTAAGGTCTTCTTCTCCAGCGTCTCCGGGCGAGTTCTCACCGGGCAAGTCCAAGTGACTGACGGCTCTGGAGCGGTATCAGTCGCCAGTTTCTAGGGGCATCTATGACCTACACAACGAATGTTCCCGCGCCGGTTTTTGGTGCATCGGGATTTATTGCGCCGACTGAAGCCCAAATCCTGACTGGCGTTTGGGCCGATTCCCAGGCGGCTTTCGGCGGCACCCTCAATGAAAGCCTGACCACCCCACAGGGACAGCTTGTCACGTCCGAGACGGCCATCATTGGCGATTGCAACGACCAATTCCTAGCCCTGGCGAACGGCGTTGATCCCGCCTATGCCGCCGGTCGAATGCAGGATGCTATCGGGAGGATTTATTATCTGACCCGCATTGCCGCATCTTCGACGGTTGTGACTGCAACATGCTCAGGGTTAATCAATACGCCTATTCCGGTTGGGGCGCAGGCCCAGGACCAGGCGGGCAACCTCTATCTCTGTACCGAGGCCGGGACCATTCCTGCCGGGGGAAGCATTAATCTAACCTTTGCTTGCGCCACCACCGGCCCGATTGCATGCCCTATCGGCTATCTCAGCGCGATCTATCAGGCAATCCCAGGCTGGGATAGCATCACGAATGCGGCTGCCGGGGTGCTTGGAAGCAATGTTGAAACCCGCGCTGAATTTGAGTTTCGCCGGTATAATAGCGTTGCGGCCAATGCCCTCGGCTCGGCTCCGTCGATCCTTGGAGCGGTCCTTAATGTTCCGGGCGTTCTTGACGCCTATGTTCTGGACAATCCCCTTTCGGTCACGTCCGGGGCGTCGTTTACTGGCTCGATCACTGGCACCACGCTAACTGTATCCGCAGTTGCATCCGGCACTCTGGCAGTCGGTCAAACTGTGGTCGGAACGGGCGTTGCACAAAGCACCCTGATCTCTGGTCTTATTTCCGGCACAGGCACGACTGGCACATATCAGGTTAGCGTCTCGCAATCCGTTGGATCAGAGGCCCTTATATCGGCGGTTGGTGGATTTCAGCTTGTGCCCAACAGTACATATGTCGCCGCCTATGGCGGATTGGCTCAATCGGTAGGGCAAGCTATCTGGTCTAAGAAGTCCCCCGGAAGCAATTACAACGGCAATACAACTGTGACCGTCACAGACGCCGCCAGCGGGTACAACCCGCCCTATCCGAGCTATTCCGTCACCTTCGAAATTCCAACCCCCACGCCGGTCCTATTCGCGGTTTCGCTCCAGAATAATTCGAGCGTCCCATCTAATGCCGTGGCACTTGTGCAAGCGGCGATCATCCAGTCCTTCACCGGCGGCGATAATGGCCCCAGAGCTCGCATTGGCAGTTGGATTTTCGCATCGCGCTTCTATGCCAACATTGCCGCGCTTGGCTCCTGGGCCTCGATCTATTCGGTATTGCTCGGCGTTGGCGCTGCAAATCAAACGTCTGTCTTGATGCAGATTAATCAGGTGCCGACGATCTCTGCGTCTAATATCAGCGTGGTCTTTTCGTAATGCAAGACGTTGAAAGCACAGTGCTCAGTCAGTTCGCCAACAGTCCCACGCTGATGGCATTGATTGGAAGCATCAACGCCGCAATTGATCCATCGGTCAACATCGACGCCTTTTACAATGACATCTGGAACATCGCTACAGCCCAGGGCTATGGCCTCGATTTATGGGGCCGGATTGTTGGCGTCAATCGCGTTCTGACCGTCGCTGGAGGAAAAACCCTCGGGTTCGAAGAGGCCGGAACTGTCTCAGCCGATCCATTCGGGCAGTCGGCATTTTATGCGGGGCAGCCGGCAACGTCAAACTATGCGCTTTCTGACACAGCATTTCGCACGCTGATCATGGCGAAGGCCCTAACTAACATATCGAATTGCACGATCGGCACTTACAATACGCTGTTGACGCTGCTTTTTTCCGATCAGGGCAACGCCTATGTCACCGATACAGGCGGCATGAATGCGCGGCTGACTTTCGAATTCACGCTTCAAGCTTACCAGATTGCCATTCTGAAGCAATCAGGCGCACTCGCCCCGCCGACTGGCGTCCTATTCGAAATCATGGACCTTGATCTTCCCTACAGCTTTGGTTTCGCTGAGGCTGGCACTTGTTCTGCTGGCTTCAATAACGGCACCTTTTTCAATGGATATGCCTAATGCTCGCCGCATCCGTTCCCGCTAATTTTCCCATTCCCTTCGCCAATAGCGCGGGGGCTGGCTACATCGGCGCAGTGCCCACCGCCAGCCAGATTTCGATCACTCCCGGCGCGGCGTCTCTGACCGATGGATTCCCGCCGCTGTGCTTCACGCCGGTCTCGGCTGGCGGCGTGCCTCCGTTCGGCAAGGACTTTAACGGTCTGTTGAACCAGATCACCGCTAACACTCAGTGGTATCAGGCGGGCGGCATTCCGACCTATAACAGCACGTTCTCCACCGCTATCGGCGGCTATCCGAATGGATCAGTGCTTCAAAGCGCCGATCAGACTGGCTTCTGGCGTTCGGCGGTCGATAACAACCTGACCAATCCCGATACGGGCGGCGCAGGCTGGCTTCCTCACTTCGCCTATGGCGATGTGTCAATCACGATGACGAATGCCAATGTCACCTTGACTGCCAATCAGGCCGCTAAGTCGATCATCGTGATCACTGGCACTCTGACCGCCAGCCTGAATTTGATTTTTCCGGTAACGGTCCAGCCTTGGCTGATCAGCAATCAGACAACCGGCGCGTATACCATCACCGCCAAGACTGCCAGCGGCACAGGCGTTGCACTGGTATCCGGTTCGCAGGGCGTCTGGGGCGACGGCACCAATATCAATTCGGCATTTTCGCCAGCATCGATATCCTCGATTTATCTGGGGACCTCGACCGGCTCGGCGAATGCCCAAGTGTTCACCCCGACCTCAACCGTTAGCGTATACGCGGTCGGTGTGACGTATATCGGCATCTTCGGATACACCAACACCGGGGCGCTTCAGGTCAACTTCGGTCCCGGCCTGATCAACGTCTATAAAGGCAGCCAGACCGGCCCTGTTGCTCTGACTGGCGGCGAATGCGTCGTGGGAAATATTGCTACGTTCCGATACGACGGAACCCGCATGCAAATTGCGACAAATAGCAACACCACAACTGCAATCGTTTCGACCGCCCAGAGCGTGGCCAGTTCGAACACGGGCACCTATTACGTCAACACTGCCGCCGTCACCTACACCTTTGCGCAGAGCACGGTTCTAGGCTCTAATTTCGTCGCTACGATCTTCGCTGAAGGTGGCGCTGCGACCATTGCCACGAATGCCGGTGACACGATCAATGGTGGCTCCGCTGGTGCTGGCACGACCATTCCCAAGGGCTTTATTGGCACGATCTTCACCAACAATTCTGGCGCGTTGTATCTGTCCATTAGCCCGGCTGGCTCTGGCATCAGCACGATTGCTTCGGCGACTACTACCGATCTTGGCACGGCATTTTCCACCAGTGTCAGCATCACCGGGACTACGACTATTACCAGCTTTGGCAGCTCTGTTGGCGTTGCTGGTCCGATCTATACCCTAACCTTTGCCGGTGCACTGACGCTGACCTACGGCGCCACCAGCATGATTTTGCCGACCGGAGCCAACATCTCCACGGCGGCGGGGGACGTGGCTCAGTTCCTCTCTTTGGGATCGGGAAACTGGCGCTGCATCGATTATCAAACGGCCAGTGGGCAGCCCCTCGGCAGCACCAATGTCCCCGTCCGCCAGACCGTCCTTTCCGGCGACAACGCCAGCGGGCAGGCCAACTTTATCACCACCGGCAGCGGCCTCACCCCGGCCTTCACGGCGACCAATCCTCTGGTGATGACCTTCGCCAACGGCTTTGGGTCTTCGGGGGCGGTGGATTTTGTCAGCAAGATCACTAGCGGGGCATCTCTCGTTGCGGTCCCGGCTAATCTCTTGTCCTACCTGACGGCGGTGTATGTCTCGTCATCGGCTGTGACCTGGGGCTCAACCCAGGCTCCGCCGCAGATCGGCTATAGCTACAATCAGGCGGCGCAGAGCAGCCTGACCCTGAACAACATCAGCACCGACGACTTCGGCAACGCCTGGACCAACAACGGCGTGACGTTCAGCAATGCGGCCCTGACCGGCTTCCCCTACAGCGGAACCTATTACGGTGTATTCAATGGCACTTCGGCCCTCGTTAAATATACGTCTCCGCTTTCCATCGGATCCTCTGGCAACGGCGGCTGGACAATCCGGCTGAAAATTTACACCGGCAGCTCGGTGGCGGGCACATATAGTTTGTTCAGTCTCGGAAGCGCGAGTGGTGCCACCTATCCGATGGCTCTGCGCATCGCGGCGGGTAAATTGGCCTGGTATATGTCTTCGGCCTATTCCTCTTTCGACATCATCAGCAACCCGACACCGACGGGCAGTGGTGCCGCCCTGACTGCCAACACGGCTTACGATATCGAGATGGATTACGACCCGGTCGCGGGGAAGTATTTCTGCTACGTCAACGGGGTGGCCGATGCGGGGATGACAACGACGAGCAGCCTGCGTATGGCCTCTGCCCCCAACGGTGCTGTTGTCGGCGCGGAGGTTGTGACAGGAGGAACCACTCCACAGTCCTGGTTCAACGGCTCGATCCAGGCTGTGGAAGTCAAGCCCTATTGCGCCCATCCCGCTGGCACGAGTTTCACCCCGCAAACCGCGCTTGCCTCGATCAGTGCCTCCGGATATGCCAGTGACTGGTTTGACGCCGCCAATATGGTGATGAAGTCCCCAAGTGCCGCTTCAACGGTGGCGGGCAATAACCCGACCTTCAGTACGGTCAATAAGCTCTATCTGGGCGAGGCGACGGCTGGTGCGTCTGCGATTACCAGCGTGGTCAGCTATGCCTTCCAGGGGCAGTACGTTGCGCTATGGACGAATACCCTGCCTGGAGGGGCCACCGCAGTTTCATTATCGGACAATCTTGGCACCATTCTGAAAGATGTGAGGCTTGAAACGCTGTGCCTTACTGCGGAGCTGGGTTTCTCTGTTGGCGATATTATCGAACCGTTCACTTACAACACGGTTTACGTTCCCTTCGTCCCGCGAAAACAACGTAACACCTCCAGCTACACCACAGGCAGCGGTTCCAGCCCCTGGCAGACTAATAACGCTACATCCGGAGCCTTAAGTAATATGACCTCTGCCAATTGGGCGTATCGTGCCCGCGCTAAGAGGAGCTTCTGATCATGGCTTACTGGTATTCCCCCTCTGAAGGCTATCACGAAGGCGATGCGGTTTTTGCTGATGATCAGTCTGTTCCGCAACGTCCCGACGCCACTTGCCAATGGGTGAATGGCGCTTGGACTGCCAGCACCGCCGCCAAAGTTGAATTCATCGCCACGGCCCAATCTGCCTTGGACAAAGTGACTGGCTCCAGCGGGACGATCATGCGGTGCGTGGTCGCTGGCGTGGCTGTTCCGGCTGCATGGACGGCCTATGTGGCGGCGCTCCGTGCCATCGTCAATGGCTCGGATACCACCAGCACAGCTCTTCCGAAAGCGCCCACATATCCAGCCGGAACCTAACCATTATGACGCGCCTGGGGTATTTCCAGGCGCGTCCCTTTACCATCTCGGAGCCTGCGAATGGACCCAATATCTGCCGCCGCTGCCAGTGGCGCAAAAACTGCTGTAGACGCCGGAGCAACCGGCAATCCATGGGCGCTGCTAATCGTGTTCGCTATGATCTCCATGGCCGCGTTCATCGTCATCGCATGGATGCTGATCAAGCATAGGGACAAAGAAACGTCGCCAAAGCAATGCGGTCCTGGCTCAAACGGTAGCTCTTGCCCGGAAGTCCATGGTGTTATTGCCGCGATCAAAGGTCTTGAAAAGCGCATGGATGATGATGCCGAAAATAGGCGGGAACATCGAAGTCATCTTGAGGCTACCGTGGATCGTATCCACTCCCGCATTGACACACAAAATAAAGTGTTTGCACAGAAAGACGAAGTTGATAGATTAGCGGGGATATTTCACCAAGCTGTCGAGGAAATGGGGCGTGTATCGTCTATGTTTGTCGCAATGACAGAAGCGCAGCCGACAATTCATCGGCGCTCGTCTGCCACAAAACGGGCCTCTAGCGCCCAGTGATTGCTGGGGAAAGCAATAAAATGGACCATATCAGAAACGCGATATTTCACCGTCCCGAAACTGACGAGGGGCGCAAATAATGGCGCAACAGTCGCTATCGAAAGAACAAGCCCTTGAGGCTGTTCTAGCGGTCAATGTCGCGTTGCGGGCCGGTCATCCTGGCCCAGGAACTTCTGGAAGCCATGTAAAGGGCGCTATCACCATTGCGGCGGAAGCCCTTGGGCTTAACCGATGCACATTCCAGGCTAGACTTCGCGCCGCCAAGCTTTACGGATGCGAGCCCGACTTTGCCGGTGGGGGTGTCGCCAAGCCCAAGATGAAGGTAGCGGCAATCCAGCAAAAGCCGGAAGTGCGAATATCCGCACATCCGAAGCCTAGGGAGGTCATTGCTGCTAAGGCTTATGACCGGGTACAAGGCCTGACCGCGCCGCGCAGAAAGGTAATGGTCATCGGTGATGCTCACGATTCCCCGAATCTTTCAAAGGATCGGTTTCGATGGATGGGCCGATTCGCCAATGATGAGCGGCCTGAAGACATCGTCCAGATTGGCGACTTCCTGACCCTTGATAGCCTCAACGGGCACATCGGGAACAGCACTTTCAACGGTCGCCTTAAAGGCACATTCCTGGAAGACATGGCGTCAGGCAACGAGGCTATGTCTGAGTTCAGTTCCGCATTCAAGGCCGGATACGCTCCCCGCCGTCACGTCACCCTTGGGAACCACGAGCGCCGCGCATGGCTGTTCGAAGACTTCGCTCCTGAAGTGGCCGGCATGATGCAGGTTGAGATAACCGGCCTATTCGAGCAAAACGGCTGGTCATGGTCCCCTTATGGCGAGTTCCACTTTATCGATGGCGTCGGATTCGTTCATGCTGCATTGAACCGGATGGGCAAGACTTACGGCGGCAAGAACGCCGAAATGACCATTTGCAACGATGCTATTTTTGACATGGTGATCGGGCACTCCCACACGCCACGAACTTGGAAGGCTCCAAAAATTGGGCCTGGAAATTTCGTGACGGTTGTCAATGCCGGTTGCGCATTGCCTGATGGGCATATTGAAGAATATGCTCGTCATAATACCACCGGGTGGGGATGGGGCTTGAATATTCTTGAAATCGAAGGCGGTCACATCGTCGATAGCCAGTTCGTCAGCATGGCAACGCTTGAGGCCCGTTATGGATGATCGGTATTTCTACCTAGCCACACCCTACGGCAAATACGCGGGCGGCATTGACGAGGCGTTCAAGCTGGCGTGTCGCGCCGCCGCTGAGTTCGTCAAGGTGGGCATCCCGGTATATTCCCCGATTGCCCACACTCATCCCGTTGCGATCCATGGCGGGATTGATCCATACGATCATCGCATATGGCTTCCTGCCGACGAGCCTTTCATGGTCGCGGCTCGTGGCCTAATCGTGGTCATGGCCGATGGATGGGACGAAAGCTTCGGCATAGCCGAGGAAATCAAACATTTCCAAAAGGCCGGAAAGCCGGTAATTTACACCATTCCGGGGAAAGTTCCCGTTGAACTGTTGGGGATGGCGTAATGGTATTGATGCGCTTCATTCGGCGGTTATCTCGACCGAAAGATGCATTCCCGATAGTTGCAGAAAGCCCTCCGCTGGCCTTCGCCACTACGTCAGAGGATGGATGCCGCATTCACATCGTCATCGGTGGAGTGCATACCAGATCAGCGCCGCTTACCGCAAATCAGGCCGTGTGCTTGATTGAGAACATCGCGGCTGGACTACGTTGCCTAATTTAACCCGGAGCCATCACATGATTGCCCGCTTTCTCCGTTACCTGCTTTCTATCCTCGAAAGGAAAACCATGTCTATCGATCCCACCACCGGCCTTGAAGTTCCCGACGCTCCGGTTGATGCTGCCTCGGTTGCTCCGGCTGCTGAACCCGTTGCCGAAACCCCCGCCGTTGAGCCTGCGCCCGTTGTGCCGCCGCGTCCCCTGGAAGCCATCAAGGCTGACGTTGACGCCGCGAAGGCTGCCCACGTCGCCGCCGTCGCCAACGTCAAAGACACTCACGGCATTCTGTCCGGCCTGAGTGCCGAATATCACGCCGCCGTCGCTTACTTCGCCGCCGATGCTTCTGCCGTCGAGGCGGACATCAAGGCAGTGCTGGCCGAAGCGGAAAGCCTGTTCAGCAGGGCTAAGGCCGAAGTCGAAGCGGCTCTGTAACTGGCGAGCAGTTGGGCGGGTTATCAACGCAATCCGCCCAACTGCCAAATGCCCTCACGAAGGGTATTCCAGGATAATCTGGGGATGAACAGGGTATTTTTTATCTACTCTGTCAACGGAAAGGGGGAATCGCAATGACTTCACCGAATATGGACGCCGCCGTCACGCTGATTAAAGAGTTCGAAGGCTGCAAGCTCAATGCTTACCCCGATCCCGGCAGCGGTGCGGAGCCGTTTACGATTGGGTTCGGGCATACTGGTGGCGTCAATGAGGGCGATACCATTACCCAGGATCAGGCAGAGCAATTCTTGCGAGACGATCTTTCGAAGGTCGCTGCGCAGGTTGCTTCCGTCGCTCCGCAGACTGTGACCGCAAACCAACTGGCGGCGCTGATTTCGTTTACCTACAATCTTGGATTTGGCAACCTTCGCAATTCCACTCTGGTCAAAATGTTGTGGAATGGTGACACGCAAGGCGCGGCGGACCAGTTCCCGTTATGGAACCATAGCTGTGGTGCCGTTCTTCCTGGCCTTGTTACCCGCCGCGCTGCCGAGCGGGCACTGTTCCTAACCCCGGATGATCCCGATGCCTGACGATACCGCTCCCATGCCCTCGCCGGATCAGTCTGACCGTGGGCTATGGGCGCGGATCGTTGACGCCAAGGATCACAGCACCGATCCAGTCGTGGTCCTGTCCTTTAGCGCGGTGGCGGCGATGTTCGCTTTTCAGGCGTTCGTGCTCATTGTCGCCGCGTTCGGGGCCAAGCCTGGGGAAATGGCACAGGCTGTTAACTCATCGTGGTCGCCCGCTGCACTTGGCGGAGGTGTCGCCGCTATCCTGGCCCCCATGGTGCCGGGCTTGTTTCGTAAATTTGGAGGCTGAATATGCCTAACCCTTATGTGATCATCGCCGCCCTGATGGGCTTTATCGCCGTCGCTTTCGGCGGCTATGAATACGGCCTATCGCACCAAAAGGCGATTGATCAGGTCGCCGTCGACCAGCTGAAGATCAGTGCTGCCGCCGAGCTTCAGGCCGAAACCGTGAAGACGAAAGCTGCCGAAGAAGCCGCCGCTGTTGCCGCCAGTCAAATCGAACAGGACACCCGCAGTCATGAACAAATTCTCGCTGATGCCAAGGCTACTTCTGATGCTGCCATTGCTCTTGCTGGTGGCCTGCGCGACCCCGGTAGACGTGGGGGCGGTTGCAAAGCCGCCGTCGATCACGCTACCACCGCCGCCCTCAATAATGGCGCAGCCGCTGCCTACAGCCGACTTTCGGACCAGGCTAGTAAGTTTCTTCTCGCCGAAGCCGACCGAGCCGACGAAGTAGTCGTGCGCCTGAATGCGTGCGAGGCCGATGATCATGCCGTCCGTGAGGCTGTGAGCGCCGCGCAATGATTTACGCCGCATATCTGTATTGGATTACCGCCGTCCGTGCTTATGCGCGGGCGGCTGGCATTTGAACGGAGACGACATGACCGTTAATCTTGCAATTATCCTGGCGTCAATCCCGCTAGGGGGACTTTGGCGGCACTGGTTTGGTGGCGCTGGAGGCCAAACAATCTCCGCGCTGACCAATGGCCTTACCTCGGGAAAGACCGCATCCCGGTTTTTCGTCCTCATCTTCACCATTCCGGCATGGGTCAATTGGCAATGGGAACAGGCGCTCGGTCTATCCATCTTCGCCCTGCTGTATGCCAGCCTCGGCCAGGACTACGAGAAGCCCCTAAAGCTCCTCTGGCGGTATAGCCTGCCTATCGCCGCCTTAGCCCTGTCCTGCAAGCTCTGGTGGGCCTTGCCGCTGGCCCCGTTGTGCCCGGCCTATGTCGCCATGTTCCGCAACAAGCCCATGACTATGCCCACGTGGTTCGGGAACGGATGGTGGAGCGTTGGTGAATGGATTTTGGGCGCGTCCTCTATGCCCGTCTTTGTCGGAGCCGGACTCCTATCGCATGGATGGGCGTGGAATTAAGTGAGCCCCACACAAAAGCGACTTGCGATCTTCAACGGTCAATCGAGGCCATAGCCAGACTATGGCCTCTGACCCAGGCGTAGCTCGGCCCGTCCTGCCGTTGATCATGTCAGAGATTGACGTGGGGTGGACGCCTAGAACCGTCGCCAGCTCGCCAGGGCGGATACCAGCGGCGGAGATAGAGGATTTCGTGGGAATGGTCATTCTCCAATATCCCGAAGGTTCTTAATCGCTCCGCTAAGATGTAAGCGCGTTCTCAGCCATTGAGCGGAAAGATTGCTATCGGAATCACGATATTTCCTGACAAGTTTCCTGGCCTCGTCTTCACGCGCAGTGAGCCATTCGATCTGTTCGGCGATGGTCATTTATTCCCCTTTCTGTGCCCTGGCTCATCAGTGCCGGTAGGGCGCTCCCGGCAGACCGGCATTGGTCCGGTTTCGCCTTGCGCGAATCAACCGCGCTCGACGTAATAGGCGGTGCCTCATTCGGACGCTGGGTAGACAATCAGAGATATATCCTCTCGGGCAATCTCCCTAGCCTCGTCATCATCGTAGACCCAACGCGCATCTTCCGTCGGATCAGCGTGCTTATACGCAACTGCGCGTGTTGGCATGGCGACGGCGGTTCCATTGATGATAACGGTTCTGGTCATTGTCTTTTCCTCAGTTTGCGGGATCATCCCGTCTTGATGAAGTGATATTAGCGTGTCGCTAATCCGAAGTCAATAGGGGAAATTGGCGTCGCGCTATTTTTTTCGCTCACACTCAAATCACTGGAATATCATCATGAGAACATACACCCGTTGCCGAGACGCAATCGCAGCCTGGCTAACCGTCGTTATCGGCTCTATGGAATTCAGCGTGGCGTTTTCTGTCGTGTGTTTTTATTGCTGGACAAACCCCCATCTGAAAGAAATCTTCGATGCCATTTCGTCCAGCTATTACCAGGGCGTCATGCTCTCGGTGATCATGGTTGGGCAGGCCGTCCTGAACCGAGGCAGCGAGGCCAGGGCAATTCAGGATCACAACACGCTGTTGGCAGAGGTCGCGCTGTTGCGGCAGATCATTGACCGCGAGCGTGAGATTGAGGATCGGTTGGGGATAGAAGACTCTAACGCCTGACAAGAAAAACCCCGGAGCGTTTCAAGGCGCATCCGGGGAAGTTGTCTTGGGGAGAATGTCAAGATAGGAAGCCAAACGATATATCGCGCCACATGTCGCGTCAATACGCTTATTCTTCTCGGCCCCATGGCGTCGTTGTATTGCTGGATTTCATGGAATGACCCGTACCAATCGGCGCAAAAACAGTTTTCGTTCCCAACCCAAAGACATTGGTAAAAGCGGCAATTACAATGATTACTGCGCATGCGGAGATTAGGGCATACACTCCAACGACAAACCTTACCATTGATCATATCTCATCATAATTTAATTGGACCATGATTGTTCCATAGCGTAAATGTGCCCGCAATCAGAATAATCTAAATGAATATTTGCGCGACAATGGTAACACCTCATCTCTGAATGAAATATGGCATGACCACAACATTTAATGGAATGTTCCATATATTGGCGCGTCATTAGTTGGGGGTCTATACAAACCTTACAAACGTCACTTCTTGTTGACGATGCTACGTGATTTACCGCACGACGGATTGCTATTTCAATTTTATCATACGTGTTCATTCCTCATTTTCCCCAATTTCCCGGTAACGATCCCCATAGAAGAACCGACACTCCCCGCACAGTTCGTCATAATTCCCGTCTTCCCTCCCGCCCTTATGGGCGCATGTCCCGCACGGGCTATCGGCCAACGCTGCGGCGACAACCTCGGCAATAGTGCACTCTGCCCCATAATGCAGACAGTGCTTGATTGCGGCCTCACTGGCCCAATCCTTGGGCGTCTTACGTCCGTTTGCCATCAAATCCCCCCTTCTTTGCATAAAGTGCAAACAACCCGTGACTACTCTCGGCCCTAAAGGGCCGAGCTTCGGTGCCTCACGGCCCGCTTTTCCTGTTTCCGACCGCTAACGCGGTTCGATTCACAGGCCATCCCCGGAAGTCCTCCGGTTTTCAGTCCAAGAC